GAAGGCAGGTTCCAGCAATCGGCATTCGGGAGCAAACCGCACCCAGCGCTGACCGAGCGTCGGCACCTGCAGAACCTCGTGCGGCAATACCAGGCTGCCCTGGGATTTGGCCCGGCGAGCCGGCTCAAGGTGCAGCCGCCCGTGGAGGCGGATTCCTCATCGGTCTCGTCACGGCCGCAGGCTAAACAGGCATGACAGATACCACCGCATGGAGGCGGAACAAATCTGATGACCTGGCTGTCGAAAACGGTTGCTGGTTCGACGTGCTCGCCGGCTCGTATGTCATCTGGTGGATCGAACGGTACTGCCGGCTCTACGAAGGCGAATTTGCCGGCGAACCATTGGTTCTGCACTCGGTGGCCGACGAGCCTGATTGGCCTGTGCCGGATCGGTTCTATACCGACGACGGCGAACCGGACCCAGCAGTTGTGGCGCTGTATCGCGAACGGTCGCGCTGGCACAACGAGCAGCGAGAAGCCGGCGTCCCGATTCACTGGCAATACGAATGCGTGATGCGTCTGTTTGGGTGGCAGCGCAAATCACGACGCTGGAAACGGCCAATCCGACGATTTCGCAAGGGCGGAATCTGGGTGGCGAAAAAGAACGGCAAAAGCCCTACCGCCGCAGCGATCCTCCTCTATCTCACGGCGGGTGACGGCGAGGCTGGCGGAAAGACGTTCGTCGCGAGCAAGGACCGCATACAGGCCGGCATTATCTGGCAGCACTCCTACGAAATGGTGACGGCGTCACCCGAACTGGACGCAGAGTTTTCGGTCAACAAGACGACAAAACGCCTGACGCACGAGCCGAGCCGGTCGTTTGCTGAGCCACTGTCGTCAAGCAACAGCCGAACGATGGATGCCAAGGAAGGGATCAACGGCAACGTAGTGGTGGATGAAACCCACGTTGTTGACCGGGAATTTATGAGCATCCTGGAAGGTGCGGGAATCAGTCGCGTGCAGCCGATGCATTTGGAGGTGTCCACCGCCGGCAAAAACGTAAACGGTTACGGACACAGCCAATGGGAATACGGCCAGACGGTCGAGTCGGGCGAGATCGAGGATGACGCCTTCTTCTTCGCCAGTTACCACATGCCGCAGGATATCACCGAGGCCACACTGCTCTCGGATCCCGAGAAATACCTGCGTATGGCAAACCCGTCGTGGGGTCACACGATCGATCCAGAGGAGATCCTGGGCACGCTCGCCAAATCCCGCGCATCGCGTTACACGTTCCAGAAATTTCTGATGTACAGAGGGGACATCTGGCAATCAACCATCGATGTCTGGGGCGCGTCGTCTGGATGGAAAGACTGCGGGCATGACATATCGCTCGACGACTACGGCGACCAACCATGCGTGATTGGTCTGGATCTGGCCCGCAAATTCGACCTGGCCGGCGCTGTGGTGGCGTTCCGAAACGACGATGGATCAGTAGACATATTCCCCTTCGCATGGACCTCGATCGAGGTCGCGAAATCCCGTGCTCCCCAGGTGCCGCAAATGCTGGATTGGATTGATTCCGGCGAACTGGTCGCGGGCGAAGGCGACGTGATGGATTTCCAGTTGATCGAGAGGGATCTCTATGCCCTGTGTAAGCGGCTGAACGTCCGTGGAATCGTCTACGACTCGACCTATGCCGAGGACATCACAAGCGTTTTGCAGAGCGGCAGGACCAATCCAGACACAGGAGAACAACTGGTCGAAGGATTGGGCGTGGCCCGAATGGCAATGAGCCAGGGCTATTTGACCCAGGCCGGTCCCACGGTGGATTTCGAGAATGAGGTCCAGGGGAAAAAACTGCGGCATCCGAACCACGGCGTTCTTAACTGGCAGATGACCCACGCGACCACCAAGGCCGACAGCAACGGAAACATCAAAATCCTCAAGCCAGGCAGGCAAGACATCCGCACGGTCGATGTTGTTCAAGCGGCGATCATGGCACGCTGGGGCGCACTCGATTGCCAGGAATGGACACTCGAATACGGAACCTACTACGAAGACAACCCTATGGAGTTTGCATGACTGCTCGCCGGATCGCTGCTGACGCACTATGCGCAATGGGGATTATTGGTACACTCAGTGGTATCGGGCTGTTCGACTCCCGGCTACTGATCGCGACAGCTGGAGTCATCGCCCTGCTCGCCGGCCTGCGTCTCCACCGAGGGATCGATCGATGATCGCAGAGTTTCTCACCGACCTGATCACTCCGCGCGGCCGTACCGTGGCGAGACCCAGCAACAACCTCGAAAATCCAGCGCTTAGCCTCAACGATCCAGACACCTGGGATTCGCTTCTGTCCGGCACGCGAACGGACGCCGGGGTCAAGGTGTCGCACCAGGGCGCAGTGGCTCTCCCGGCGGTCATGCAAGCCGTCCAGGTCATCTCTGGAGACGTTGCCTGCGCAACACTGATGCCCTACAAACGCGACCTCGAAACCGACCACGGTACACGAGATTACACGCACTGGACATACCACTACGTTGCCTGCCAGGCGAACGAACTGACGCCGGCATTTCAGCTGTGGCGGCGAGCAATGGTGCATGCACTGATCTGGGGAAATGCGTGGATCTGGATCGACCGTCCGCGTGGCATGCTCAACCCGAGAAGCGAGATTGAGGGTCTCTACAACCTGATGCCCGACCGAACGTACCCGATGCTCGATCCGAGCTATCCAGAGGGCTACAAAATCGTAACCGAGGTGACCACTTACGACGTGCCCCAGTTGCCTGGTCAGCGCGAGACGGAACTCAAGGAGTTCGATCCACGGAGCGTGCTGCACATATCGGGAGTCGGGTACGATACCGTGATGGGAATCGACATGACGGCTGCCGCGCGTGAGTCGTGGGGACTCGCCCTGGCAGCCGAAGGATTCCTCAGTAAATTCTTCGGACGGGGAGCACAGACTGGTGGCATTCTTGAGGTGCCGGTCACGATGTCTCCGAAGGCACAGAGAGGCGTAGTTGAGGGGTGGAAACAGCGTGAAAATGCGGACAACTGGTTCAAAACAGCCATACTACGAGACGGGGCGAAATTTCATTCTGTCACCGTGGATCCACAGTCGTCCGAAATGCACCTCGTCCGTGAAGATCAGGTCCGCGACACCGCACGGTTCTTCAATCTGCACCCGTCGAAACTCGGCCTGTCGGACTCGGTATCGTACAACTCACAGGAGCAGAGTCAGAAGGATCACGTTTCGTCGTGCCTGCACCCCTGGTTCAAATCGATCTCCAGCGAGTGCGACATCAAACTGTTGACGCCGCGAAATCTACGCGGCCGGCTGCAGTATTTCAGCCACGACACAGCCGAACTGGTTACTCCCGATATCCAGACCCAGACCGAGGTATTGTCCAAGCAGATCGAAGCCACGATCATCAATCCGAACGAAGCCAGGCGCGTTCTGAAGCGGCCGCCCAGGCCAGGCGGCGAGGAGTACGGAAATCCGAACACGTCCAGCCCGCACGATGATCCGCCCGAGGATGATCCTGAATACGACGAACCCGACGAGGGCGATGAGGAGACGGACGAGGACGAGGACGTCGAACAGCAGATCGCCAGGGCCGAAGCGATCTCAGCCGTCTACGATTACGACCGCAATCGATTCATGACCGACCAGGAGAAGCATATTGCACTGCTGAAGGATGGTCGAACCGCCGCGATCGAGAGCGTAGTCCGCGAGCAGATCACGCGAGCGAGCAACGCGATCACCAAATACGTGAAGCAACTCGCCAAGAAACCACAGAAGCTCGAAGCGTGGGCAACAGACCCGGCCAAATCAGCGGACAAATTCGACGAGATCTGCGAGACATCGTGCGAGTTGCTGGACGCTCACCTGGGCGTAGACCGCACCCTGGAGACTCTCAGGACCGAGTATCTGGCCGCATTGATCGATCAGTGTCGAGCACCGTTTGCCTACGACGCTGACAAGATTACCGCAATTGAATCCTTCCATGATCTGCACGTTCCAGACATGCTGAATGGATGGATGGATGGATATTTCCGCAACGGAGAACCGACATGATGATGGCGCAATGGCTAAGCAATAACGTGGACCCCAAGCTGATTGCGGCCGCACGAGAAATCGAGGGGGATTGGCCCATCGGTATCCGTTCCGAACAATCGGATGAGGGTCCGATCGAGGTTCTGATCCACGGCGTGATCGGTGATCCGTGGGATGAGTTGGATTCCTCGACGTTCGCCCAATTCCTGTCACAGAATGACGATCGGGACATCCACCTGCGGGTCAATTCTCCCGGTGGAAGCGTCTTCGACGGAATCGCGATCCATTCCGCACTCGACGCGCACAACGGTCGCGTAACAGCCACTATCGAGGGGTACGCGGCATCCGCAGCGAGTTTCGTTGTCTTGCCGGCTGACGAAATCACGATCGTGCCGGCTGCCACCATGATGCTCCACCGCGCCCATGCGTTCGCGATTGGAAACGTAGCGGTCATGCTGGAAATGGCTGAGGTACTGGAAAAGATCGACGGTCAGATCGCCGGGTTGTACGCCGAGGCCACCGGCAAGAGTCGCGCCACAGCGATGGAGTGGATGACCGGGCCAGCCGATCGGGACGGCACCTGGTTCACCGCCGAAGAGGCACTCACCGCCGGCCTGGTTGATAGCATTCGCGGTGCAAAAGACGACGACGATAGCGATGATGATGACGACGAAGACATGGAGACGGCTCACTACGAGCAGCAGTTGGCTGATCGCAAGAAGAAGATGGCTCAGCGTGCCAGAATGGTCCGCGCGCGACTAGTTGCTATTGACGCCACCGACTAACGCCCGCTACATTCGCAATCAGTGACCGCGACTCAGTTCGCAGTTGCCCGTTCAAACAGGCAAGACACAGACTCAGTTCTGCAAAACGCCATTGGTGTTTCATGTGCCGCCGAGGCACAAGGCAGAATTTAGGAGTCTGGACAATGGTCACAGTTGTATGCACAACCGAACGACAAGATCTGCACGAAGAGCGGTCCAAAATCGCCGTTAGCATTCGTGAACTGGCAGACCGCCAGGACGAGTGGACGTCGGAAGACGAAATGCAGTGGGACCGCGTCAACAAAGCCTACGATGCAGTGAACGACAAGCTCACCGCTGCTGTTGCGGCTGAGACGCGAATCAAGGGCATCGAAGATCGCATCGAGCAGGTAAACCGCGAAGCGGACGATCGCGGGTTCAAGCCGCTGGCTCAAACCGTGCAGTCGCAGCGGACCGATGACGCCCGAACGCGATTGCTCCGCGATGCGGACAGCGGTCCCTGTGCGGGATGGGATTTGGAGCGAATGAAGAACACGGCGGTTGACGCCTGGTTCGCCGCACAGATCGACACATCCGCAGTCACGGCCACGCAGGCCGCTGCAGCACAGCTGGTCGGGATGAACCTCAACTCGCGGTATCTCGATTTCAAGCTGGGTGCGGACTACAAGGACATCCAGCGCGCGTTCAATTCCTTCAATGGTGGTCGCCAGCATGCGCAGCAACTGGATGCGATCAAGAACTCGTTGAACACGGGTGCCACCAGTGGTGGTGACGACCTGATCGGTGAGACGTACATCGCTCGCCTTGAGCAAGAGTTGCTCGCCTTCGGCGGCATGCTCCAGGTGGCGGACATCCTCCGCACACCGAACGGCAATCCGCTGCGGTGGCCGACCGCTTCTGACGTGTCGAATACCGGCCGCCAGATCGGTGAAGAGGTGCCTGTCGTCGCTACGGATCCGTCGTTCAGTATCTTCACACTGGGGAGCTGGAAATTCAGCAGCGACGAAATTCTCGTTAGTTCTGAATTGCTCAACCAGTCGGAGGTTCCGCTGGGCACGATCCTGCCGTCGATGCTCTC